GGGATAAAGATGGGGTTTACAGGGCGGGCATTTCATCATTGTCAACATAACGCGTATGCTTAACAATAGCTGAAACAAAATGCATTTTCTCGATGCTATCAGGACTTAAGGTGATGGGCCTGTGATCACTGTTTACACTTGAGAATTGATAATCGCCATCGCGAGTTTTACTCATGATTTTTATCATGTTATGCCCATCTTTTGTTCGCACAAAAACCTCATCACCTGTATGAACTTGGGTGTTTGGCTCTATGACGACATATTCTCCAGACTGTATGCGTGGCCACATGCTGTCTCCCTTCACTTTCAGCCCATAGGCATCCCTATCCGCGCTGTATATTTGTAGCCATCCAGCGTGGATCTCTAGCATATCGATCATTCCGTCAATCCCAAGAATCGCTTCCCCTACAACTGGTACAGCTCCCGGACGGACTGATCCGACATACTCCAACTCGCTTTTAATACTGCCAGGAGCATTGTGTGGACTATCCAGCCACCCAAACGGACGATCCAAGGCCTGTTCAATCTTTCTGGCCATTTTGTCCCCTATGTTTCGATGGCTATTGCCCCCAAGCAACTGGCTCAACTGGGCAGGGCTTATCCCGCACAATTCTGCGAAAGCTGCTTTTGTCGTATGTCTGTCGCGCTTCAGGAACTCAACAATGAGCTGCTCAAGGTTTGATTTGCGTATGCTTTTTATGTCCATGTCAAAATAATCTCATTATTTAGCAATGTGGTAAATACACAAACTGCTAAATGATTATTGCATTTAATTTAGCAAAAAGCTAAAGTTGATTCATTGCAACAGGAGACCGTAATGAACAACCAATTACTTGCTTGGCGTAAGTGCTCAACAAAAGAGCAGTGGGCAGATCTTGCTAAAAAATCAGGCACATCTCCGGGATACCTGAATCTCATTGCTTATGGTCATCGCAATGCTTCCCCCAGACTGGCATTGGCGATCGAGAGCGCATCAAAGTCATTCGTGAATAAGCCAGTTATTACAAAAGAACAGTTGGTTTTCAAGAGCGGTTCTGAGGTGTGATATGTCGCACTCGATCACTACCGAAAACCAAGTTAAGCCATTGGATATCGATTATCGCGATCCGCGCGGTGTGATTGTGCATGTCACCGGCTGGAATCGGGATAAACAGCAGGTGTACTTCACCAGGCAGAATTATCCGCATGAATGCATGCAGCCTGTCTGGAAGTTTCAAAATTATTTCAGGAGGGTTGTGGAGTGAGCAATTTCTTACAGCTCGTTGATCGTCCAATAGCCTTTCAACGGTCCTTCGTTCGCCTTGGCGTGGGTATTACAGGTGCATTGCTATTGTCACAGATTGTCTATTGGCAGAACCGCATGGAAGGGAATTGGTTCTACAAAACCCAGACAGATCTCGAAGAAGAGACTGGATTAACGCGTTACGAACAAGAGGGAGCGCGTAAAAAGCTGGTTTCCTGTGGCGTACTGGAAGAAGCAAAACGTGGCATCCCAGCAAAATTATATTTCAGAGTAAACCAGGAGCGCTTGGAAGAACTTCTACTTGGCGAAAACCAGCATGCAGGTATGGGGAAAACCAACAAACAAGGATGCGGAATTTCCGCAAACAGTGATGCGGAAAACCAGCATGCAGGTATGGGGAAAACCAACGAGCAGTCATGTGGAAATTCCGCATCCATTCATACAGTAGATTACCAGGAGACTACACAGAAGATTAATACAGAGAATAAATATCTTGGTGCATCGGCTGAAGCCGACACACCGAAAGTGAAATCTTCAACTGATTATTCTCCTGCATTTGAAGAAGCCTGGCAGGCATACCCAAAACGTAGCGGTGGAAATAACAAGCTAAGCGCATTCAAAGCCTGGAACGCACGTATTAAACAGGGCGTAAAACCAGAGACGATGCTGGAAGGGGTTAAGCGCTACGCAGCTTTCATGGCCTCTGAGGGAAAGATCGGTACTTCGTTCGTCAAGCAGGCGGCGACGTTCTTCGGGCCGGATAAACATTTCGATGAACCGTGGCTGGTAGAGACCCAGGAAAACAAAGTCCCTACCCGACAAGACCAGTCTCGCTACGAGTGGTACGCAAAGTCTGATGACGGCTCTGCCGAGGTGTTTATCAATCAGTCAGCGATCGATCGCATGAACCGTGGCGGGTATCGCCCATGAAAATACTCCTCAAGCGTGTGCTGGTGGCCGGATATAACCACGGCGTTCTGTGCGAGGGATTTGTGAGATGGTTTTTTGTTAAATTCGATTTACGGAGTTTGTGAGTTATGAGCCCAGCTGAACTATCAGAAAAACTATGGGATAACGCTGAACGCGTCGCTAAGTTTCTCCTTCCGAAAGGACATCTGGAGGGGAAGGAGTGGTGTGCTGGCAATACGAACGGTGACTCAGGCAAAAGCCTCAAGGTCAATATCGGCGGTAAAAAATCATGGGCTGACTTTGCCAGCGGTGACAGCGGTGACCTGCTGGATCTCTGGGTGTTGGTTCGTAACTGCCAGCTGCATGATGCAATGCGAGAGGCGAAAGAGTTTCTTGGCCTGAAAGATGACGACCACCACTTCGAAGCGAAGAAAAAACTGTTCTCTCGTCCGACGAAAAAGGGCGTTAAATCGGCCAGCAAATGCTATGACTACCTTGCTTCACGTGGCATTACCCGTGAAACAGCCGATCGCTTTAAGGTAACAGATGCGGTGGTCTGGTATCACGACGAAAGCCGCGAGGTACCAGCAGTGGCATTCCCGTACATCCGGAATGGTGAACTGCTACAGGTAAAACGTATTGGAACCGAAAGGCCAAACGGCAAAAAACTGATTATGGCTGAAGCTGATTGCGAACCATGTCTGTTTGGCTGGCAGGCTCTGGATAAAAACACCCGCCTGGTAGTTCTGTGCGAAGGTGAGATTGACTGCATGACCTTCACGCAGCTCGGTTATGATGCCCTGTCTGTTCCCTTTGGCGGCGGTAAGGGTGCCAAACAGCAGTGGATTGAATACGAGTATCACAACCTTGATCGCTTCCAGGAAATCTGGCTGTGCCTGGACAACGACGATGTAGGCCGTGAAGCGGCAAAAGAAATCGCCAGACGTCTTGGTGAGCATCGTTGCCGCATGGTTGAACTGCCGCACAAAGATATCAACGATTGCCTGATGAACGGCATGGACAGCGACTCCATTCTGGAATACATGGAGCGCGCCAAATTCTTTGATCCCGATGAGCTTTGCTCAGCAGGGGACTTGCTTCAGGAAACTATCGAGGCATTCGAACATCGGGATACCGGTCTGTTTACAAGCCCATGGGCTTCGCTGAACAACAACTTTAAGTTCCGTGCCGGTGAACTGACCCTCGTCAATGGCGTGAATGGGCATGGCAAAACAGAGCTCGTTGGACATATCGCGATTGATGCGATGAGTCAGGGCGTCAGGACCTGTATTGCTTCTCTGGAGCTTAAACCAGGAAAAATGCTTGCCCGACTCACGCGGCAAACCATCTGCACCTCCTCACCGAAGCGTGAAGAAATCATTATGACCAACGAATGGTTTTCTGACCGCCTTTGGGTATTCAAACTCACTGGAACGGCCAAAGCCGGCCGGCTTCTTGAGATTTTTGCCTATGCCCGGCGTCGCTATGGCATTGAGCTGTTCGTCATAGATAACCTGGCAAAATGCGGACTGGACGAAGAAGACTACACAGGTCAGAAGGACTTCATCGATACGCTTTGCGACTTCAAGAACGAGCATAACTGTCACGTCCTGCTGGTTACTCATGCCAGAAAAACAAACGACTCAGCTCCAACCGGAAAGATGGATGTAAAAGGCACCGGTGCGTTAACGGATATGCCCGACAACGTGATGGCCGTCTGGCGCAACATTCCCCGTGAGCTGGCGCAGAGAAAAGCGGACCGTATGGGTTATGAGAGCCTCAACAAAGACGAACAGGCCGCAATCAATCTTCCTGCCTCAATGATTCGCTTGTTGAAGCAACGAGAGGGCGAAGGGTGGATCGGTGACATCGGAGCTAATTTCGACTCTCACTCTCACCAGTTCCTGGAAGGCGAGAAAAAACCATTTAACTACCTGGTCGGTAAGCCGCAAAGCGAGCTTGATCTCGAGTGGGAAGCCAGCAACGTAACGAGGGTTTGAGATATGGAACTTGAAGCATCACTAAAACACTTTAGCCCTCAGGGTATGCACATCAGCGACGACGTAAAAGGAACTTCTCCGGACCGCCTTACAGGAACAGATGTTATGGCGGCCATTGGCACCACCAGCAGCCGTGCGCGCTTCGGCCTGGCGGCGTTCTTCGGTAAAGCGGGAATCAGCAAAACGGATGAACAGCTCGCAGTTCAGGCGCTGGCGCGATATGCGATGGATGTCGCACCGAAGAATGTTCGCAAAGCTGCTGGTGGGCAGTTCGGATGGTGTATGCAGATGCTGGCACAATTTGCTTTTGCCGATTATTCCCGTTCGGCGGCTACCAGCGTGGCATGTCACAGTTGCAGCGGTACCGGGCGAACAACCCGCGAGCAAATTACCCGCAAAGTTTCGTACCCATGGGGTAAAGCTCCATACTGGGCCTGCCGCTCTCGTGCTGTTCGACCGTCTGACTGGGAGCAGTGGATGGAGGTAACAGAGGTTGTACCGGCGGTCTGTGATGCTTGCGAAGGCAAGGGAACGATCAGCGCCCGTTGTCGTTGCGGCGGTAAAGGCGAGGTTCTAGACCGCAAGGCCACAAGCGAGCGCGGCGCGCCGGTGTTTAAAACCTGCGAGCGCTGCAGCGGAAATGGATTTTCTGCGGTGCCGTCTACCGCAGCCTATAAAGTGATACTGAAGCGCGTTCCGGATCTGCACGTCAGAACATGGACTCGCAACTGGAAACCGTTTCTTGAGGCGCTGGTAAGCATTTGTCAGCAGGAGGAGGGAAACGCCGCAAGAGAATTTCAATCTGCAACCAGTTTAGGCGAAGAAGGTGACGAAATTTAGCATTATTACGACATAAGGCTTGATTTTGTCCGAAGTTGTCGTGTATGCTTCTAATCATGCGGAGTAACGCCTGAAAGATTTCAACAATAAGCCCCTTGCGGGGCTTTTTTATGGCAGCGAGTTAACGAAAGAACTGAAAAGGGCCTTATCTTTATTGCTAATTGATTTTTTCAAATGTAGTTGATGATTTAAAGGTTTAAAGTTTTCCTTTGTGAGATATATACATGCTTTCTCAAAACGATCCTGAAGGAATTGAAATCTTTCATTCAGCCTGGAAACTTTTAATCCTAATGACATGACCTTCTTCTCAGGAATATCGTCAGGATTGCAATTATTGAGTTCTTCCAGCAAAAGGCGAATATCTCTTTCGAAGATTAGCGCTATGTTATAATCGTTGAGGAGGCATTCAGGATTACGAACAATGCCAATTACTTCGTCGATGAATTGTGGTTTTACATTATCCTCAGCATTTTCATCTTCGTTATCGGAAGGTTTTTGAGACATAACATTCGACAACTGCATTTCTTCCTTGGTTTTCCTTCTGGGAAGTAAAACTTTTCCATCTCCTAAAGCAGCCATACGTTTCAAAGCTTGACTCCCGGCTCGGCCAACTACTTTAGAATCTCTTAAATCTAAAATTTTATGTGCGACCCATTCTAATGATGGTTCACTGGCTTCGATTTTGGCTTTTGCTTGGTAATGGAGAAAAATATTTTTCTTGGCTTCCTTGAGGGCTGTTAGATATCTGTGGAAATTTGCCTTTTTCTCGAGGTCAGTGGCTAGGTTTTCAAATGCTATACCGAAGACTTTTGTACCGCAAACGTGACCCAGGTTCGTCTCCAGACCATCCTCAGTAAGAACAAGAAACCCTTTTTTATGGCCTGTTCGACAGCTCGACTTGCCACACGGGATTTCTTCCGGGAGGTCATCATAATAACCAAAAACATCGGATAATTGTTGATCGGTCAGTTCCAGCCTGGAATGATAGCTTTCCCGAGCTTGAATTTCTGTCCAGTCATTAATGCGATCAAAGCTATTGCCGTTTTTAATAAAAATCATATCTTCCCTTGCTCTGGTTAGATTGAAAGCACTGCCGCTTGATATTTAACCATTTCCCTGATTGTTTTTCATCATAAAACCATATTATTGCAAGGGTAGTTTTACCTATGTATCTTCTTGCTCCCGGCCCTTTAGCTCAGTTGGTTAGAGCGTGCGACTCATAATCGCCCGGTCGCTGGTTCAAGTCCAGCAAGGGCCACCAGACCGCCACTAGCTCATCGGGAAGAGCGGCAACCCAGGTGTTGTGGTACGGGGTTCGAGGCTCCGGTGGCGGACCACTGCCGACTTAGCTCAGTAGGTAGAGCAACTGACTTGTAATCAGTAGGTCACCAGTTCGATTCCGGTAGTCGGCACCATATGCGGGCATCGTATAATGGCTATTACCTCAGCCTTCCAAGCTGATGATGCGGGTTCGATTCCCGCTGCCCGCTCCAGTTTAAGCTTTTCGGTCTGCGATGATGGGTTCCCCGGAGTGACTGGAAAGCGACCTGGTTTTGAATGGGCGCTGCTTTTTGCAAAATTGCTGTGTGAAAATACTGACCTTTGGGTTCAGCGCTCATCCAAAAGCATCACGTGAATTCACCAACGCTCATGTACTCTCCAGGAAACAATAAGTGATTCTGAAAAGTTCCGGTTAGATATTGCCCCGGTCACCGGATGATTTTATCTTTTGGTTCGTGGTGAATCCCCCTATGCGGCGGGGCGTCCAGTCAAACTTTTTTGTCCAGGTTTGTTTGCGCGGAACTAGTCGGCTGGGGCTGTTCCACCGGGAGGCACCCGGCGCCACCTCCTTGACGGTATTGTTATTTTTCATGCCTGTTCGTCCGAGCAGGCTTTTTTTGCCCGCATTATCTTCATTGAAAACTGGCAACTCAGAGAATCATCCAAATTAAAAAAGCAGCAACGAGAGCGATTACTAATACATTCTTCGCTTTTTCTCTTCTGCTGGCCTTCACAAAAGGATTCACTATCCGGCAGTGGCTACACACAAGTGATTCTGGGTTAATTAACTTTCCGCAGTAGGGACAGGGCTTGATAATCATTGGTACTAATTAAGTTGTGAGAACGTAGTCTCATTTAACCACATTTATCGAGTTGTTTTACTAATGGTCTAGTTATTTCAGACATATTCATCAATTTCAGGCTCACGGGAATCATCCGCTACGTGCTTTGTTGAAAATCCAGCCAGTGAAGCCTGATCCTTTTCATACACACACAGCACCATCCGGAAAATCGGAGGTGAGGCCTATGAAAATGCCATACAAACAAGATTTCATCGCTGCGCTACTTGCCGCCAAGGAGCAGGGTATTGGTGCAATGCTGGCTTTTATCATGGCGTATCTGCGTGGTCGCTATAACGGCGGCGCGGTAACAAAAACGCTAATTGATGCGCTGATGTGCGCGATGATTGCCTGGTTCATTCGTGACCTTCTCGACTTCGCAGGACTAAGTAGCAATCTCGCTTATATAACGAGCGTGTTCATCGGCTACATCGGTACTGACTCGATTGGTTCGCTTATCAAACGCTTCGCTGCTAAAAAAGCCGGAGTAGAAGATGGTGGAAATCAATAATCAACGTAAGGCGTTCCTCGATATGCTGGCGTGGTCAGAGGGAACTGATAACGGACGGCAGAAAACCAGAAATCATGGTTATGACGTCATTGTTGGCGGAGAGCTATTCACTGATTACTCCGATCACCCTCGCAAACTTGTCACGCTAAACCCCAAACTCAAATCAACAGCAGCCGGACGTTACCAGCTTCTTTCCCGTTGGTGGGATGCCTATCGTAAGCAGCTTGGCCTGAAAGACTTCTCTCCGAAAAGCCAGGACGCTGTGGCACTGCAACAGATTAAAGAGCGTGGCGCTTTACCGATGATTGATCGCGGTGATATCCGTCAGGCTATCGACCGTTGCAGCAATATCTGGGCTTCACTGCCGGGCGCTGGTTATGGTCAGTTCGAGCATAAGGCTGACAGCCTGATTGCAAAATTCAAAGAGGCTGGCGGAACGGTCAGAGAGATTGAGGTATGAGCAGAGTCACCGCGATTATCTCCGCTCTGGTTATCTGCATCATCGTCTGCCTGTCATGGGCTGTTAATCATTACCGTGATAACGCCATTACCTACAAAACCCAGCGCGACAAAAATGCCAGAGAACTGAAGCTGGCGAACGCGGCAATTACTGACATGCAGATGCGTCAGCGTGATGTAGCAGAACTCGACGCAAGATACACAAAGGAGCTTGCTGATGCTAACGCGACTATCGAAAGTCTCCGTGCTGATGTTTCTGCTGGGCGTAAGCGCCTGCAAGTCGCCGCCACCTGTGCAAAGTCAACGACCGGAGCCAGCGGCATGGGCGATGGAGAAAGCCCAGGACTTACAGCAGATGCTGAACTCAATTATTACCGTCTCCGAAGTGGAATCGACAGGATAACCGCGCAGGTTAACTACCTGCAGGAATACATCAGGACGCAATGCCTGAAATAATTTTTTTGCAAATCACAAAGTCAATTTAATGAGCCTCGCGAAAAGCGGGGCTTTTTTATGTCCGCAGTAAACCGCGCATTCTCGTGCGCATATCAACCAAGAGCTTTTCGGGATATGAGACAGAGACAGGACGGTGGCTTACATCGTGCCGCTCTTGGGCTGTCCATGTCTGCGAGAACTGGCTCATATCACCAAAAAGGTAAATACGATGTCCAATATCATCCCGATTGATTTCGAAGGCCATCCCATGCGTTTTTCTGACGATGGCTGGTTTGACGCGACTGCGGCAGCTGACAAGTTCAACAAGGAGCCGGCTCAGTGGCTTAGGCTTCCTGAGACTGTCCGTTACATCGAGGCGTTAAAGAGTAGATATGGGAATATCACATATGTAAAAACCAGCCGCGCTCGCAAAGACCGTGGCGGCGGAACATGGCTTCACCCAAAACTGGCGGTCAGATTTGCTCGATGGCTTTCTGTAGATTTTGAGATCTGGTGTGATGAGCAAATTGACGCAATCATTCAGGGTTCCGTTCATCATATCGACGATGAAAGAATAAAGGCTATTTTCCTTCTGGATAAATCTCAGCCATGGGAAAAGAGGTTTAGCGATCCGTTTTATTCTGCGATGTTCAAAATGTCAGGGCTGCCCCGTCATCGACCAGGTCGTCGCCCCGCACTATTTGGGATGATCAGTGCCAAGTGGGTATATGGCCCGGTATTACCACCAGAAGTATATGCAGAGGTTAAAAGACGGCTGGCTGCGGGAGACAAAATCCATCAGCACCTTAAACCTGACGCGCTGACATTGGTTGAGCGACAGATCATTGCCGTTACCAGCATTGCCAATGGGTGCTCTGATTATCGTGATTTCGAAGCGCGTTGCATGTCGGCATTCCCGGTGAAAGGGCAGATGAAATTGCTCTATGCGGCGGCCTGATCATGAGCACCCGAATAATAGAATGCGCCTCCAGAGCGGGGCGCGACTTCTCAGAGTTCATGAAAGGCGAGAAGGGCATGATGGAAGCATTGGCCTCGGTGGATGAGTTTGGCGAGCAACTCCGTATTAACGGTTGCGTCAACCATCACTTTGTCAGCTACATGATGCGTAATGCGGTCATGCAGGCATTCATGGACATGGCAAAAGCCGAGAGGAAAGAAGAGCGCCGGCGTAAGCGAGCCGAAGCAAAAGCGAAGTAACCATTACAAAGCTCACCTGCTGGTGGGCTTGATAATGGTTATCCCTTCAAGCGAATAAGATAATCAATATACCAAGTAGGGGATAAGAATGAGACTAACCGTTTTAGATGATGATCCTGGAAGAAAAATAAACCTCAGCAAAGAGCGGTATAGCGTTTATCTCAATGGTGTTGAAGTTAAGCATGTCTTCACTGCTGACGATGAGAAGGGCGAAGTAATCGCAGCCGTTCCTGATGAGCGTGGTTATATGACGGCAGAGAACGATGAAGTGAAGCGGCATACGCTCTACGGTTCCGTGAGGATTGAACCATGCCAGCGTTAATCCCTCGCGCATGTCGCAAGAGAGGTTGTCCCGGTACGACTACGGACCGTTCAGGCTACTGTGAGCAGCATCGAAATGAGGGCTGGCAACAGCACCAGCAGGGTAAGAGCCGCCATGAGCGTGGTTACGGCGGCAAGTGGGATATCAAGCGCGCGCGCATCCTGAAGCGTGATAATCATCTGTGTCAGAACTGCCTGCGTACTGGACGCGCTGTCGCGGCCACAACCGTTGACCATATCAAGGCTAAGGCTCATGGGGGTACCGATGATGATTCGAACCTTGAAAGCCTGTGCTGGCCTTGCCACCGCTCGAAAACAGGGCGTGAACACTTCAAATGATAATGATTACCATCAACGGATGTGGAGGGGAGGGGGAGGTCAAATCCCTGTAACCGGGCGCCAAAAGGACCGCCGCCTAGCCTTTCTTCACATCGCCGCAGGTTAGAAAACTTTTTTTGGGGTTCCCCAGCCGATGATTAATAGGAGTTTTCGATTATGTCAGGACCGCCGAAAACCCCTACCCATCTGCGTTTGGTGAGGGGTAACCCATCAAAACGACCGATCAACAATAACGAGCCGAAACCACCTAAAGGGGTCCCCCCAGTTCCCAAGCATTTCGACAAGCAGGGGAAGTACTGGTTTAAGCGGATGGCTGAAGAGTTGGACGCCATCGGCGTGATCTCCCAGCTTGACGGGCGAGCCCTTGAACTGCTTGTGGAAGCGTATACCGAATACAGACATCACTGCGACACGCTGGAGATTGAGGGGTATACGTACCGAACTGAAACGCAGACTGGTGACGTCATGATAAAGGCACATCCGGCAGCAATTATGAAAGCCGACGCCTGGAAAAGGCTGCGAGCCATGCTTGGTGAGTTCGGAATGACGCCTGCCAGTCGATCGAAAGTAAGTACAAAAACTCCGGGCGAAGTTGATCTTATTGCTGAATTTATGAAAGCGAGGGACTAATGGCTAAAGTTTCCGATGGGATACGTTACGCCGAACGCGTCGTTGCCGGTGAAGTTATCACTTGTGAATTTGTCCGTCTCGCCTGCCAGCGTTTTCTTGATGATCTGAAGTACGGTGAAGAACGTGGTATCTATTTCAGCGAGCCCCGCGCACAGCACATCCTCAACTTCTATAAATTCGTGCCTCATGTTAAAGGAGCACTGGCAGGCCAGCCGATTGAGCTGATGGACTGGCATGTTTTCATTCTTATCAACATCTTCGGTTTTGTTATCCCCCTGGTAAATGAAGAAACAGGCGAAGTTGTGTTGCGTAATGATGGCAGTGGCCGTCCTGTGATGGTCCGCAGGTTTCGCACGGCATATAACGAGGTAGCCCGTAAAAACGCCAAGTCGACATTATCCTCTGGCGTTGGTCTCTATATGGCTGGCGCCGATGGTGAGGGCGGGGCAGAGGTTTATTCCGCAGCGACAACGCGGGATCAGGCTCGCATCGTTTTTGAAGATGCGAAAAACATGGTTAAAAAAGCGAAACCCACACTGGGGCGACTGTTTGAATTCAATAAACTGGCGATCTACCAGGAGCAGACAGCATCCAAGTTTGAACCGCTTTCTTCTGATGCCAACAATCTGGATGGTCTCAATATCCATTGTGGCATCGTCGACGAACTTCATGCGCATAAAACCCGTGATGTCTGGGACGTTCTGGAGACTGCAACCGGCGCACGATTGCAGTCCCTTCTGTTTGGCATAACGACAGCGGGTTTTAACAAAGAAGGTATTTGTTACGAGCTGCGCGATTATGCCATTAAGGTGCTGCGTGGTTATAACAGCGAAGTGGAAGGCGCGGTAAAAGACGATACCTTTTTCGCCATCATCTTCACCCTGGATAAGGATGATGATCCGTTTGATGAAACGGTCTGGCAAAAGGCTAACCCTGGGCTTGGTATCTGTAAGCGCTGGGATGATCTTCGCCGCCTGGCTAAGAAGGCCAAAGAACAGGTTTCCGCCAGGGTTAACTTTTTTACCAAACACATGAATATCTGGGTGACGGCAGAGTCAGCCTGGATGGACATGATTAAGTGGGAAAACTGTGAGTTTATAGCCCCCCGTCATGAGCTGAAAACCTACCCGATGTGGGCTGGCGTGGATCTGGCCCACAAGATTGATATTTGCGCAGCAGTAAAACTCTGGCGGGCAGACAACGGCCACGCGCATGCAGACTTTAAATTCTGGTTACCCGAAGGGCGGCTGGAAAAATGTTCCGCTCAAATGGCGCAGATGTATCGCAAATGGGCCGAGCTTGGAAAGCTGGAACTGACCGATGGTGATGTTATCGATCATGCGCAGATTAAAGCTGATTTTCTGGAATGGATTAGCGGCGAAAACCTGAAGGAAACCGGGTTTGACCCCTGGAGCGCAACGCAGTTTAGCCTGGCTCTGGCAGAAGAGGGTGTGCCGCTGGTAGAGGTTCCGCAAACGGTCAGAAACTTTTCTGAGTCAATGAAAGAAGTGGAGTCTCTGGTTTATGGTGGGCGTTTTCATCACAGCAATCATCCGGTTATGAACTGGATGATGTCTAACGTCACCGTCAAGCCTGACAAAAACGACAATATCTTTCCGAACAAATCCACGCCAGAAGCGAAAATAGACGGGCCTGCCGCCTTGTTTACCGCAATGAGCCGCATGCTTGTAAACGGCGGCGAACAACAGGACAGCCTCTCTGACCATCTGGAAAGTTACGGCGTCCGTTCATTATAAAGAGGCAGTTATGATCCTGATGATTCTCGCCCCACTGATCGGGGTGATGGGCGCTATTTTGCTTTCGTTTGGTGTATGGATGATTTATCCGCCTGGAGGCTTAATCAGTGCGGGTATGCTTTGCCTTATCTGGTCATGGCTGGTTTCCCGCACGCTTTCGCTGGCCGGGAAAACATTGCGAGGAGGGACTGACTGATGTTTTTCCCCGGAATGTTCAAAAAAAGTGACGCCCCTGTCACTACTCCGGCAGAACTCGCTGAAGCAGTGGGAATGACTTACGACACCTATACAGGGAAAAGGGTAAGCAGCCAGAAAGCCATGCGGCTTACAGCAGTTTTCGGTTGTATCAGGGTTCTTGCTGAGTCGATGGGTATGCTGCCCTGTAACCTGTACAAGATAACCGGAAACAGTAAACAAAAAGCGACTTCTGAAAGGCTGCATAAATTACTGACGATGAAGCCAAATGATTACATGACCCCCCAGGAGTTCTGGGAGCTGGTCATTGTCTGTCTTTGTCTTCGCGGTAATTTTTACGCCTACAAAGTTAAAGCGCTTGGCGAGGTGGTGGAGCTGCTTCCTATTGACCCCGGGTGTGTTGAACCAAAGCTTAACAGCCAGTGGCAGCCGGTTTACCAGGTAACATTCCCCGATGGTTCAACAGATGTGCTTGGGCAGGATGATATCTGGCATGTCAGAACGCTTACCTTTGACGGACTGGTGGGGCTCAACCCTATAGCCTATGCAAGAGAAGCAATATCTCTGGGAATGGCAACAGAGGAACATGGGGCTCGGTTGTTCTCAAATGGCGCGGTTACCTCCGGCGTACTCCGTACTGAACAAACTCTCACTGATGCTGCTTACGCAAGGCTGAAAAAAGATTTTGAGGATCGTCACCTCGGGCTGAGCAACGCGCACCGACCAATGATTCTCGAAATGGGACTGGACTGGAAGTCGATGGCGCTCAATGCGGAAGACAGTCAGTTCCTTGAGACCAGAAAATTTCAGCTGGAGGAAATATGCCGCCTGTTCCGGGTGCCGATGCACATGGTGCAGAACACTGACCGCTCTACGTTTAACAATATTGAAAACCTCGGCATGGGGTTTATCAATTATTCACTCGTTCCGTATATGACCCGCATTGAGCAGCGAATCAACATTGGGCTGGTGAAGGAATCAAAGCAGGGTGTGTACTACGCAAAATTCAATGCCGGCGCATTGCTGCGCGGGGATATGAAGTCGCGATTTGAGGCGTATTCAACAGGCATTAACTGGGGGATTTACTCACCAAATGACTGCCGGGAACTTGAAGAACTTAACCCACGCGCAGGCGGAGATATTTACCTTACGCCAATGAACATGACGACGAAGCCGTCAGACAGCAGCAAGAACAAAACAACCGAGGAGCAACATAATGCCGATGACTAAACAGCGGCTGGATATTCCGCTACAGCTAAAGTCTGTCAGCGACAGCGGGGAGTTTGAAGGCTATGGCTCTGTTTTTGGCGTAAAGGACAGCTACGATGATGTTGTTGTGCCAGGCGCTTTTTCGGCCTCCCTTCAGGCATGGAAAGAAAAGAATGCTCTCCCTGCATTACTCTGGCAGCACCGTATGGATGAACCCATCGGTATTTACACTGAGATGAAAGAAGATGAGGTTGGCCTTTATGTTAAAGGCCGGTTACTCATTGATGACGATCCCCTTTCGAAACGCGCACACGCCCACATGAAGGCCGGTTCTTTAACCGGCCTTTCTATTGGTTACATGCTGAAAGACTGGGAGTACGACCGTGTTAAGGGCGTGTTCCTTCTCAAAGAGATCGACCTGTGGGAAGTCAGTCTCGTAACGTTTCCGTCGAACGATGAAGCGCGGGTAAGTGATGTCAAAAGCGCATTTTCCCGCGGAGAAATCCCTTCTCAAAAAAGTATTGAACGAGTCCTGCGCGATGTTGGGCTCTCACGCACCCAGGCTAAAGCATTCATGGCCGGGGGTTATGGCTCACTTTCACAGCGTGATGTTGATGAAGTGAGTACCGCACTGGATGCACTGAAAAACATCAAATTTTAATCAGGAGTTAATTATGTCAGTTGACGTTAAAGACGTAGAGCAGGTCGCGCAGGAACTGCAGGCGAAGTTTGATGCGTTCAAAGAAAAGAACGATAAGCGCCTGGAAGCAGTTGAACAGGAAAAGGGCAAGCTGGCGGGGGAGGTTGAAACCTTAAACGGCAAGTTGTCTGAACTGGATGAGCTTAAATCCGCGCTGGAAGAGGAACTGAAGCAGGTTAAACGTCCAACTGGTGGTTCTCAGAGCAAAGCCGCAAGCGAGCATAAAACCGCTTTCATTGGCTTTATGCGTAAGGGTAAAGATGACGGGCTGCGCGAACTTGAACGCAAAGCTCTGCAGGTCGGTGTGGATGAAGATGGTGGCTACGCCGTGCCGGAAGAGCTGGATCGCACGATCCTTAATCTTCTGAAAGATGAAGTGGTGATGCGCCAGGAGGCGACAACCATCACAGTCGGCGGCGCTAACTATAAAAAACTGGTTAATCTCGGCGGTACGGCTTCCGGCTGGGTTGGTGAAACTGATGCCCGCCCGGAAACCGATGCGTCTAAACTCGGTCAGATTGAGCCGTTCATGGGAGAAATTTACGGTAACCCGCAGGCGACTCAAACCATGCTGGATGATGCCTTTTTCAACGTCGAAGACTGGATCAACAGCGAACTGGCAATTGAGTTTGCAGAGCAGGAAGAAATCGCCTTTACCAGCGGTAACGGGACGAAGAAGCCGAAAGGTTTTCTGGCATACGCCTCCACGCTTGATCCGGACAAGACTCGTGCATTTGGTACTCTCCAGCACATTCTCTCTGGAGCTGCGGCAGGCGTAACGGCTGATGCGATCATCAAACTGGTATACACGCTGCGTAAAGTGCATCGTAATGGCGCTAAGTTCATGATGAACAACAACAGTCTGTTTGCTATCCGAATCCTGAAAGATTCAGAAGGCAACTACCTGTGGCGTCCTGGTCTGGAACTGGGTCAGCCTTCCTCTCTGGCCGGGTACGGTGTGGCAGAGAACGAACAGATGCCGGATATCGCGGCTGATGCTAAAGCAATTGCATTTGGCAATTTCAAGCGTGGTTACACCATTGTTGACCGCATCGGCACCCGCATTCTTCGTGACCCCTACACCAAAAAACCATTCGTTGGTTTCTACACCACCAAACGCACCGGGGGGATGCTGGTGGATTCTCAGGCCATTAAACTGCTGCAGATCGGCACTGGCGCTTAATTCTCTGGGGCTTCGGCCCCGATTTTTCGAGGTGATTTATGCCTGAATTATTGCGTGAACTTAAGTGGTCCCCAGATGGTTGTATTGTCGAATCCATTCCCGCTGGAGTGTATCCGGACGGTGAGCTACCTGCTCGCGCTGAGGAAATTGCTACCGAACTCGGTATTATCAAATTTGGTGGTGGCGGTGTTCATGTCCCTGCAGAGCCAGAGCCAGAGCCAGAGCC